CCGGCCGACTTGGTCATGCCCGTGATGGAGCCACCCATCCGGCGGGACATGTCCTCGGTGCCCTTGGCGAGAAGTTCTTCCTTCCCGAGAGCCTCATCTACTCCGACGACGCGGAAGAGAATGCTAGCGGTGCGAGCCGCCACTAGAGTTCCTCAGAGCTGCAGAACTCAGCTACCACCACGTCCAGCAACTCCTCGAAGCTCTTCGCCATCTCCTCCTCCTTACCCTTCGCCGCGGCGGCGAGGAATGAAGGGTGACTGTGCTTATCAGTCCATGAGCCGGGCGGCCCGGGAAGTTCACTCTTCGGAACGAACACGGGGTGCCGCACGAAGCCCTTCCCATGGTTCTCGATGGGCACAGCGTTGGGAGCTTTCACCCCACCAGCACGCACAGACCCGGAGAATCCGCGAGCCGACACACGGCTTCGGATTGATCCGGGTATGCGCTTGGAGTATGAAGCGTTGCGACGAGCCTCGTCACGAACGATGTTGACAACTTCGCGGATGCTAATCCGCACGACATCTCGTTGCTTCGCGCCCAGTGACCGAATGTCACGGGCGAGCTTGTTCAACGATCCGGTGCTGATCTCGACACGGCCGGTGCTACGAGTAAGAGGAGCTTTCATTTCAGTCCGGTTCTGGCTGCTTTCGAGAAGCGATCCACGCGTCAACTACCCTGCACAGAGTGAGAGTGTCTCCCCAGGTGAGCTTGTCGTACTCGATTGGAGAGATGTGGAACAAGTATGCGAAGGCGCCTAGGTATCGGTTTCTTCTCTGGTGCTCGCTTCCTCGTCTCGTGTAGGGTTTTCGGCATCTACCGACGCGGCGTCATCCTCCTCAACGTCGGCCTCGATGTCCACGTCGAAGTCACCCATCTCGAAGCAAACGTCCGAGAACTTCGTCTTCGGGTTCTCCCGACGCTGCAGAATCCACACTAGCGCGGTGAAGGCGGTGACTGATCCCTCAGTGACCTGGTTGATCCACTGAGTGAACGTGCAACCGCACGCCTTCTCGATTGCCATCGCCTCGTCGTTGCGCACACGGTCGGGATCGAAGACGTACTTCTTGTCACCGACCGTGATCTCCATGATAGTCGCCATATCTCTCCTTTGGCTGTGGTGCTGCTGCTGCTGCTAGTTGTCTGTGTCCGCGCTGGTGTACTGAATCTGGATGATGGGATCACCACCGTCGTCCTCGAGCGCCGTGAACGGCACCTTCGTCATGATGACCTCTGGGCCGCTCGCGTTAGGCGACTCGCCCTCCCAACGGCACGCTGGCAGGATGACGTCGACGGTGCCGTAGTAGCCCGAGCTCCCGATCTCCACCGGGCTCGTCAGCGAGAACTGCAACGCGAACGGGTCATCGTCTACGAAGTTGTTGTAGAAGTCGGCGAGAGCAGCGAACTCAATGGTGAGCTCGCCAGTGATCGGACGGAAGGCGTTTGAGATCTGCTCCGCCTTGTATTGGCTGCCAAGGTAGTACCTGTCCTGCTTGACCTTGTTCTCGCCCTTGATCGAGACGGCGCTGATCAAACCGGTCGTCGCGGCGCCACCGCTCACGGTGGTGATACCGCTCATGGTAGACACGGTCCCGCCGATCAGGAGCGCGCCGTCGTTGAACGCGAGCAGGTTCGGCACCGAGGAGCCAGTCAGGTATGTTGGCGCGTCCAGCGACTCGCTGGTGACCTCGTTCCAGCCATCGAGCGAGAACATCATCTTCGCGATCTCGTTGACCTGGACGGCGATCTCCCAGTCGATGATCTTGAGCCCGTTCTGACTGAAAGTCTCAACCGTACCGCTCGTCTCCGGCACGCCCTTCTGGCCAGAGAGAGTCAGCCCTTCGAGACCGTCCGCCACGGGGACGAAAGTCTGGAGGTATGCGGTGGTAGACGCGATCTGAACCGGATCGCAGGCGGCGTCGGCGGCGCCGAGCATGTACTGGAAGAGAAGTCCGAACTGACGGTCCTGAATCTCATACTCCACGGACCCGTCGACTGTGTAACTGATCAGCCGACGCCGACTCGAGCGCTCGAACGGCGTGCCGTGCAACGCCTGCGACTGCGCGGTGTGCTTCCTGAGAAGGAACTCAGCCTTGTCATGCTGAATCCACCGCATCCCGGTGTCGGTCCACGTCCCTACTGTGGTCTCAGGGGCGAATCCGAATGACTCACCAAGACCTGACTCGATAGCTGTTGCCATCTCTACTCCTCTTTCTGACTCTCGTCATCGGGCTCGTCCGGCTTCTCGTCATCCGGAGTACTCGGCTTCTTTCCAAGTGAGACGACTGGCTTCCAAATCGGATGGTCCTCGTAGCACTCGTCGTCCTCGTCAGGCACGTCGATGCCCTCACCTGGCTTGGCAGTTTGTCGAGACAGGAAGTCGAAGACCTCGTCATCTGAATCGTTGATGTACCGTGACATTTCTCTCCTATGCCTGGATTCGTACGTTGATGACCTGGACGGTGATGGCGAGCACGGTGCCCCAGCCCTTACGGCCGAGCGGGCCAGACGCCGGGTTCTCGACGCCGGTCACCTGCCACGAGCCAGACGCGGTCAGATTGCCGCTGCCACCGGGGTCTGACATCACTTGGTCGATGAGTCCGTCCGCGAGCGCCCATACCTCGTTGAGTCGGTCCGCCTGACCGTTCGTGTTGCCGGCCCACGTCCGCGCGGTGAGGAGGATGGTATACTCCTCGCCCTTCCGCTTCACGGTGGCGGGCATCCCGACCCAGTCCTGCTTATACCCGGTCCACAGCTCGCCGGTCTCGTCACTCCCGACCATGAGGAAGTTGTTCGAGACGTGCGTGGTGGGCTTCCCGAAGTATCCTTCGATGACGCCGCTCTTCGCGAACGGCGAGTTAGCCGCCACGACGGCCTGCACGTACTTGTACATCTGCAGGAGAGCGCCAGGGACGGTTGAGGTGAGTTCGGCCACCTATCCGATCCCGACCTGCATGTAGGTCTCAAGGATCGCGGCGACGCGAGGCGGTATGCCAGCCCACGTTCCCTTGCTCTCCGCCGCGTCGTCGTACTCACTCGAAGATGACGTGCCACCCAGCGTGTCGGCGCTCTGCTGCTGGGTGTTGATCCACCACTCCTTGATGTCCTCGAGCGTCGCCACGACGAGCGCGGCAGGCACGGGATTGCGGCCGGCCGTCCATTGAACCTCGATGTTCATCGAACCAGGGAACCACGGCTTCTGGACGTTGCCAGGGAACACGCGGGTGAGCATCCCAGTCTCGTAGTCGCACTGGAAGCCGTCCACCTGGTCCGTTGGTGTGCTCTCGTAGAGCACGTGCGGTCCGGCCACACCCCAGTACTCGGAGACTTGCTCGATCTCGACCACCGGGTAGTATGGGAGCATGATGTAAGCGCCGTTCCAGTTGGCCCAACCGTTGAACCGCCTGTAGAACGGCGTCGGTGCAATTGGCTGACCAAGCTTCTGCTGCGCGAACTGACAGACGGCGTCGGTAAGAAGCTGAAGTTGCACGTCGTAGTCGTTCTCACCGGCCGGGAACTGGAGCCACGGCTTCACATCCGCCTGGAGGTCGACGTAGTTCAGCCACGTGAACGTGAGACCGTTCGTGTTGACGATCTCGTAGGCGTTGTTCTCGTTCATCGACATCTTAGCCGCCGCTCACTTGCTGTGCGTCCGGGATGAGCGTGAACAGGTCGACGGTCCCGCCGCCCGCGGGCACGGTGATGAAGAACGTGCGCACGCTGGCTCCCGTGATCCGCAGGTCGACTCGCCACTGGGTGTTCTGTGGCGCTGAAGGAACCGTGCCAGTGACGGTCTCAGTGATGGTAGCGGAGCCGCCAGTCAGGAGGTCCGTTCGCGGTGGAATCTGGAAGACGCCCGCGCCCGGCACACCCGCAATCGTGATGCTTGTCGGAAGCGGTCCGCCGGTGATGACCGGGACGAAGCCCAGGATGCCCGGCGTAGCGATCCCACCTGGCTCGACAGTGGCAGCGAAGGCCGCCTGAATCTGAGCTGCTGTCGCGTTCCACTGGATGGGGAGCGTCCACTGTGGGAGCTGTCCGTCGTTGTATCCCAGCTCGAGCGATCCACCCGTCGCGGTGGAGGCGAGCACCCACGTCGCGGTGTCAACGTTCGACGTCAACAGTTGAGATAGAAGACCGTCGTCACTGTCAGCGTCGCTAGTAAGCACCGCAACAACCGTCGCCGGTGCTATCGTCACGGACCCGTTCGTCATCTCATCCGTCAGCGTAAACGTGGCCTCACCGCTGGCGGCCGATCCGTCCGCGTTCTTGAAGGTGTGGGTGATGGTCGCTGTTGAGAAGGCCATGGACCTACCTCAGTTAGGATCTAACCTGGACCAGGACTTATGTCCTCTCCGGTTGCTTGGGTGGGCGCTAGCGAGTCTCAGCGTCAGGCCTGGCTAGCCCAGTCTGGGCCTTGGTCTTCCGCGGCCGGACCTCCTCGACCACCTTCTCAACCTCGTCGACGACGAGCTTCGCGCCCAACTCCACCTTCAGTATGATGTTGTTGAGCGTCTTCGCGATCTCGTCCTCAACCTCGACGATCTCGTGCGGGCCGAAAGTCAACTTCAACTCGTGCGAGTAGATGTGCCATCCAGTCGGGTTCGTTACCGTTGCCATGTGTTCCTCCTACACTAGGGACGTCGGATAGGTATTGCCGGAGATGACCGAGAACGCTAGCGGGAACCGAGCCACCGCGGCGACATACTCAACCAGGCTCACGAGAACTGAAAGGTTCGGGCCGTATGTCTCGGGCCACGCGTACACCACCGGATCGGCCTCGAAGGTCACCATCTCCTGCGGTCGCGCCACGATGATCTGTGTGTTCGAGCCTGAGGCCGGGATGTTATCGTCCGCGAACCACGCGATGTTGCCCGGAAGGATGTGCCCAAGCCAGCCCTTCCCAGTGTCATCACCATGCTCAGCGTAGTTTGACCAGGGCTCGGCGGACCAGTCCGGCGTGAAGATCGGACGGTGGTCGTCATCGACCTGCCGCGAGACGAACGAGTAGAGGTCCGAGGTGGAGAAGAGGTGCGTCGGCACAAGTCGAGTGCCCGATGTATCGGTCAGACCCTCACGTGCCTTCGCGATGTCCTGGTAGAACAGCGCGTTCGTGTAAGATGTGCTGTCGGAAACAGACGTCGCACCAGAGATCGCCTGGTTGAGCACATACAGGTCCACGGCGGCGTCGAGCTGTGACTTCAGCTGTGCGCCCATGATCATGTCAAAGCCCAGGCCAGTCGCTCCACCACGATCGTAGAGCTGCTGCGACAGTACAACGGTGGCGAGCTGAGTCGTGACCGACGTTGAAAGGTCTGCACCGGTCGGGCTGGCACCACCAACGGCTTGGTTCTCCGAGGACTGTTGACCTGATGCGGCTGGCCCAGAGAACGATGGCACGTTCACCTGGAGACCGAACGGTGACAGTGGAACCATGAAGGTCTGATTCGTGAACGTTCGCGGAGGCGAGCGGAACGCCGCCCACTGCTCGGTGAGCCAGTTCGGTGTGGTGAACCCGGCGAGGGTCGTTGAGTTAGCGGCGCGACTCTCGGCGCGGAACGACCCATGCTCCCTGAACTCACGCTCACGGTTGGCACGAACACCCTCGCGCGACCGCGCCTTGATCTCAACGTCGACCTCGAGCGCGTGCTGCAGAAGCCGCGCTCGCGCCTGGTCACTACCATGCTCGCCGGTGGTCGACAGTGCGACATCCTGGAACCACGAGTGCTCGGGGTTGGCCGGCCCGTAGGTGCGCGGTTCATCAATGACGGTTGTCGTCATCTAGTCTCCTTGTAAGCGATCACCACAGATGGTCAGCGATCTTCTCGTAGTCGTGAGCGTGCCGTATTTCAGGCCAGTGAATGTGCCATTGAAGTCCAGCGATCTGACACACCACTCGGTTTACACAATGCTCCAACCACTGCCAGAACATCGCATCCAATGGTTTGACTCGTGCCTCTGGCGCGATCTTGCAGAACCCGATGGATGACCAGACCGCCCACTGGTCATCCGGACCCTCTAACCAGCGCGGATCGCGCGGATGTCCGTTGAGGTCCGGCTGTGTTGTGGTGGCGCAGTAGATGTACCGCCCCAACATCGTCGGGTAGACTTGGTACGGATAGGCACACAGCGGGTGTTCGCAGTCCACCAGTTCAGCGATCAACTCGTCACTGAACTCCATGTCCTGCTCAACGTTGACGATGACGCGATCCGTAGACCAGGCCGACGCCAATCCGTGCCAGTAGGACAGCTCGTGTGCACACTCCACACCCATCACGGGAAAGAACAGTGACTCACGAGGCTTGTCACCAGGAAGAAACGACGAGACCACAAGCGGAGCGGCCGTCGTAATCTCGTAAGTTGGCCGACTCGGCACCACCGGAGCGGTGCGCGGTTGCGCATCGTCCGGTGGCGCCTCATCGGGAAACGACTTGATGATCAGCGTCTCTGACGCGTGGCTTCTCTCCTCAGCCATCACAGGTTTACCAGGTGTCAGTCGTTTGATGGGATCGACTGATGATCCACCATTGAGCACCATCGCTCACGAGAGCGACCAACGCGTTGGGCTGCACAAGTGTCAACGATCCGAAACCGTCGATCAACGTGCCGGCCACCGTGTCAGCAACCTGCGGAATGATGAGAACGCTGTTAGACACTTGCCCGAAAGTTCCGATGACCTTGACCACAACTGGCCCGCCGTCGATGACGGGCGGAAGCGTGACGGTGTACGCCGTGGCGTCACCGGCGACCACCTTGTTGGTGATGAAGTCACCCGGAGACGCCGCGCACGCTGCCAACGGGTTGGCAGAGTGCGAGACGCTCGTACCTTGCGTGAGCAGCCGGTAGTTGGCGCCCTCGACAAGGCTTTGCGGGTTGATGGCTGTTGACAGCGCCACGGACTACCAGGTGTCCGTGGTCTGGTGCGACCGACTGATGATCCACCACTGCGTCCCGTCACTGGCGAGCAGGACGAGCGCGTTGGGCTGGATCAGCGAAATCGATCCGAACCCGTCGATCAAGCATCCAGCCACCGTGTCAGCGACGGTTGGGATGATGACGACGGAGTTTGACACCTGGCCAAACACGCCGGTCACCTTGACCAGCACAGGGCCGCCTAGCGCCACTTCCGGGAGAGTCACCGTGTACGTCGAAGCGTCACCAGATACGACGACGTTGTTGATGACATCACCCGCGAGTGCAGCGACCGCGACCGCACCAGCGGTCACGTGCGTGCCCTGCTTCAGCGTGCGGTAGTTGGCGTACTCGACCAGCGCCGCGTTCGGGTACTGCGGAAAGTAAGGCATTCATTGCCCTTTCTTGGAGTTGGGTTTGGCGGCTCGCCGGGACGCGTGGAGGGCATCGCGCCCCGGCGGAGTCGCCAGAATGGATGATCTCCGACTAGAAGGTCGGGACCGCAGGAACGCCGGTGCCGGTGACGGTTTGCACCGCCGCGGGATACCGAACGATGGCCGCGACGTACGCGTAGACCTGGAGCAGCACCGAGAGGTTCTGCGCGTAGGTCTGCGGGACGACGCGAGGCACGAGGTCACCTTCCCAGAACCAGACCTCGGGCATGTGAGCCACGATGATCTGGTTGTGGGTCGATGCCGTCGGGATGTTCGAGTCGGTGAAGACAGGCGTGCCGCCCATCTTGTAGCCGGTGTCGCCTTCAGCGACGGGGACGCCAGTCGAACCAGCGGCGATCGCGTTGAACGCGGACGCGTAGTTCGGCACGACGAGCGCGCGGTTCTCACCGTCGACCTGGACAGCCGCCCACTCCCAGTTGACCGTCGGGAAGAAGGTGTGGGTCGCGGGCAGGACCACTCCGGCCGTGTCCGCGATGTTCGCCTTCGCCTGACCGAGCTTGGCAAAGAGCTTGCCAGCCCCCGGCAACGTCGGAGTGGAGTCGGTGTAGGTCGTGGAACCAGCCGACGCCAACGCCTGTGTGAGCACGTACGTGTCCAGCGTCAGGTTGTAGGCGCGAAGCAGCTGGTCGAAGACCATCTTGTCGAACTGGAAGTTCGGCCCTGCGCGGTCCAGCAGCTGCTGTGACACGGTGACCTGGCCGGCGTTCGTCGCCAGGTTCGCCGAGAGGTAGCCCGCGTCGGGGTCCTGCTCGGTGATGCCCTGGTTCTGACCGACCTGGGCCGCCACAGCCGCGGGCTGCGAGAGAGCGGGCAGGTAGATGGTCATCCCGTAGTCCGGAAGCGGCTGCTTGTTCGCCTGGTCGGCGAACACCCGCCCGAACTGACGGTACGGCGCGTAGTCGGCGACGAAGTACTGCGGCGTCACGAACGATCCACCCGATGAAGCGGTGGTGTCCATGCCGGCGCGGGCCTCGAGGCCGGTCAGCGCGTCACGAGCCTCGCGGCCGTTCTCCGTGCGGTGCGCGGTGAGGACCGAGCGACGGATGCGTTCCGAGTCCTCGGAACCGTCGCGCATGTCCTCGGACAGCTCACGGGAGTGACGGGCCAGACGCTCCTTGGCGCCCTCGTGATCCTTCCACGAGGTCGAGGAGGCGCGGACGAAGTCGGCGAAGTACGAGTTCGGGCTGCCGGGTCCGTAGGTGCGAGGCTCGCTCTTCACCTTGACGGTCTCAGCTGCAGCGATCCGAGCACGAGCCGAGGCCAGAGCCTCCGCGGTGCGCTCGTCCTCTTCGAGCTCGCCCACGCGCTTGTCGAGACGGCGGAGGTCTCCGCGCATCTGCTTCCGCGTCGCCTTCTCATCTTCGGTCAGCTCACGCTTCTCGTCGATGATGGGACTGACGAAGTCCTCGTAGGCCTTCGCAGCCACGTCCCTCTCTTCGAGGGCCTTGCTCAACTTAGACACAGTGAACCTTTCCTTTCGTGTCTGGGATGTGTTGTCTGCCTGCCTCCCAGACGCCGTTTCCGAACCCGCCAGAGGCGGTGGTACTAGGCCGGTACTGCGTGGCTAGACGTTTCAGACGAGAGTGTCTCGTCAGATCTTGTTGACGTATGAGATCTTCTGACCGCTGGACGGTGTCTTCTTCGACTTCTTCCCAGCTCGAGTTGGTCGCTTCGGCCGCTTCGGCCGAGTCGGTCTACGGATGGCGCTTACCAACTCGCGTTCGAATAGTCAGGAGCTCCCGCTCGAGTTCGAGTGATGTGGCCACGCCGCGGCCGCGCTTCGCTCGCTTCTCTTCCTTGGTCTTCTTGTCATTGCTCTCCACCGGCACGTACTCGGTCTTCTCGATGACCTCGATGGGGTCGCTGGTGAGCGTGGCCACACCGTCACTGTCGAGCGTGAACTCGACCATCCAATAGCCGTTGCCGGGCGGCTTGACATACGAGCAGAAGACGGCGCAGTTGTCGGTCGTGCAGTCCACAACCCACAGGTCCCAGCAATCATCGGCGTCGTCATTGCCGAACTTGTCCAGCAATGCCTGCTGGACCGCAGACTCAATGTCGTTGAACGACGCGGCGGCCGCTCGAGTTGCGCGGGTCGCGATGTTCTCGGTGAGCTGGAGCAGCTCGTCTACGGAGGTGTCGATCCCAGCTAGTGTACGAATGTCTCGCACGGTCGCCGCGATCTGACGTGCACTCCGCGAGCCGGTGCCATCCTCATTGCCCGGGCCAGCGGGCGGTGTGGGCGACGTAAGGTCACCTTGGTCTCCCGCGTCGGCGGTCTCTGTCACGGAGTCATCCTCCTCATCGTCATCGTCGTCATCGAGAAGCTCGACTCCGGCGTTCTCTGCCACCGCCTGAAGTGCCTGGGCGGCCTTCTTGAGATGGTCGAGATTCTCAGCACTGACCACTGCACCGACGCGGAGGTCGGTGGCGAAGGCCCACAGCTTGCGAACTCGAGCCCGAGTCTCCAGCGGAGCTTCCATCATCATCCGCTGCATCACCTCAATAGAGGTGGTCGGGCTGGCCGGGTAGGTGAC